CCAAGGATCACAGACCACAACCTTGCCACACGCAAATGATTCGTGTGTGAGTCTCCGTAGTCCTTGGCTCTGGGACCATTGATATAGCCCTCTGCTTTTCTTAGTATTTCTTCTCGTCTCATATATCATACCTGTATTTTGAACTTGTTTCTATTATGTGTAGATTTTCCTTTGTTCTTGTTATCCCTGTGTAGAAAATCCTATGCTCGTCGTCGGGAAACTTACTGTTAACGCATGGGTAAGCAGACTCTGTTAACAACATTATATTGTCATCTTCTCCGCCCTTCATTGCGTGTATCGTGGATAATTTTATTCTAGGTCTGCCAAGGTTCTCTCCTCGACTAACAAGAGATCTCATGTAACGCTTGTCATCCAAGGACATATTAACAACACTACTACCTTGACAGTGTTTTTCTGCAATCAATCCATGATTTTGAACTAGCTCATCATAGTTAAGCATTACATCTTCCTCGACATACTCCAAGGTTTTAGCAAAGCCTCTTTTAATAACGGCGTTCGGCCCCTGTTTTGGTGCAAGCTTGTACAACGCTCGAATAAGAGAAACAGATACTGATTGACCTTCGACCAAAGTATCCCACGTTTCTATGCCCCTCATCAGATCTGGATTAAGACTAGGTATGCCATACCTCTCAAATAAGTAACCGCTTTCTCTAAGTTCATGTGCAATCGTGCTAATTACTTTGTTGGTTCGAGCCATAATTGTCCATGAACCTTCATCTATATTCACATCATACCAGTTCGAATAGTAATTTATCGTTCCTTCATGCTTTGTCGGCAACCAGTTCTTTTCATGCCTGGTGTCTATTCGTTTAACTATTCTGTTAGCGAGGGCATGGACAGAGTTGGGCACACGATAACTCTGTTCTAAAATCTCTACATCATCACAGATCTCCATGAATTGTTCTACTCGAACTCCCATCCATCTGTGTACCGCCTGATCATCGTCTCCAGCGTACCATATACGCTCCGCTGACGTCCTTAACAGCTTAACTTGCTCCCATTGTAGCGGTGTTAAGTCTTGCGCCTCATCGACGATTAAAACCTCTAGGGACGGTGCAGACCCCTGATCAACAAACTGCTTGATCATATCTGTGTAATCGTACTTGCCGTTCTCTGACTTATATAACGAGTATATCTCATCAACCTTCTTTAACATCGGCCAACTCAAGTTATAATTCTCTGTGTCATTGTACTGTTCTTCTAGCGATACCATACGCAACGTTGCTCGACCTATCAGCTCTAGGTACTTGTTACCTTCTTTTACTGAGGCAGGTAGCAAACCATCCGCCAATGCAGAAGCAGTGTTGTTGTCAAAGATCAATCCTAGCTCTTTCCCTAGCATGTTAAAATCATACCGTGAAACAACTTCCTCGGTTTTCATGCCAAGCCATTGAAACCCAGTAGAGTGCAGTGTTCGAAACCAAGGCACGTCTTTATCTGACAAGCCCAGTTGCACAACTGTTCTACTTTTAGCTTCCTCGATGGCTTTCTTAGAGAAAGAAACAAACCCTATCTTATCTGGAGGGGTGCCATTGCTTAATTCTTCTTTTACAATGTTAATCAACCGATAAGTTTTGCCGCAACCGGGAGGCCCAAGAATTAACTTTTCACTCATCCTTGGCTCTCGGTCTCTGGTCAATCCACTCTTGGATATCTTTTTCCAACCATCTCACTGTACTGTTTTTCTTGGCATCGCCAAATACAACAGGTAAGGGAAAGTTTTTCTCCTCCACCCATTTGTATATTGTTGATCGAGAAACACCGAACTTCTCAGCTATTTCCCCAATCTTAACGTAGTTCTGGTCTCGCCACTCATTAGAATGGGACTTCATTATGTAACTCCTTTTCATTAGCAGGTATCTCTACCTCGTTAGCTTCAAACTTAGGAACCCACCAAACCCTAATGTTTGTCCACTTCCCTCCTTCTGTCTTCACCTTATACTGTCCGTGGCAGCTTTGATTTCCATTCAGATCTTTTAGTCTCTGTTGGATTTGTGGTCTGTTGTACAAGGTAAATCCTCTCTGTCGTAAAAACTCCTGTAACCCCTTCATCGTAAAGTAAGTGAAGTTGTCTTCCGTCCAAGGCTTGCCCATAGACAACTCTTCTGGAAACTTGGCTCTAATCCTACTCATACAGAACATCTCAAGAAGTTCTTTAAACTGGCCTACACTCGTTAGTTCCTCTGACACCTCGATGTGTGTCGCATTGTTAAGTAACGAATTAACAATAGGTTGCCACTCCGTAGGTTTTGCTAATGGTGGCATAAAGTTTATCTGCTCCATGCAAGCCCTTTGGAACTGTAATGGCATCTGTAATTGCTCTGTTGTAATCTCTAAACGTTTGCCGTCTACATCTAAGAAATACAATCGAGGCTCGGACAAAAGTATCGTTAGCCCACCAATTTGAGGTGTGGCATCTGCATCACCAATACCAAACGTGCGTGTCTTACACATCGCTTTGTTACAATGACTAGACATCGGCTCGTCTTTGCAAGTGTAAAGATATTCTTTTTTATCTATCTGTTTTTGTAGTCCGACAATCTCATTGGCTGGAAGAGGCGGAACGCAATGCTTCTGGTTCAGCTCTTCGTGTTTATCTTTCCATGTATCTGGGAACTTCCTCTTTAGGTATAGTCCGCCGTTAAACATCACCTTGTTCCTCGTACCCTCTGGTATGCCCATAGAAAAAAACATCTGTAAACATGGTGGTGCATCTGAAAACTGCTCTCGTTGTGTACCAAAATCTATCTTCTCTAAGCTCGATACTGTCGTCTTTCTCTTGTCTACCTCATCAAGGAACTCTTCCAAAGTCATGTCGTCGCCATTGTCCTTGAACGCATAACGAACAGTGTTCGCTTGGTCAAAGTACGGTAGGTTAATAAAGTTACCTACATCTCCACGCTCGGCAAGAATACGATCTTGTTTGGGGAAGATTTCACATCCCGCGTAACCTAAAGCTGCAGACATCTCGCCTAAATAATCTCGGATCTCGGACGCACTCGTTTCTGTCTTCATAAACAAAAACAAATGTGCACCTCCGCTCTTCGATCTGCAAACAACCAATGGTAACTTTAACTTACGACACTTCTTTAAAACTTCGAGGTGGTCTATGGGATAGGTGTCTATGTCTAGCACACCAAAATTGCACAGGTTCTTATCATTTATTGGTATTGACCCAACGCCCTTTGTTCCCTTTAAATGCTCCTCGATTAAATCCTTTGTTAACGGTTGCTTGACTATGTAGCTTTTTGCATCTGTCTTGCCGTTACGTCTCGTTTTACCTATCGTTGTCTGTCCATGAGCAAGGTCTGAACCTCTAAATGCCGCTTTAAAACGGTCTGTCAAAGACATATGTTTCTCCGTAAAAAAGAGGAGAGCCTCAGAAAGACCCTCCTCGTGTTAATTAAAAGGGTGCTTCTTCTTTATCATCGTGATCCTCGACTACCGCCTTGGCTTCACCCTTTTGAATTGACTTACGGAAATTAATTGCTTCCTGTAGCAATGCTTCATCGTCTATCATTTTTACTTTCTCGACAGACCAATTGTACCAAGTACCCATGTCATTGCTTTGCTCGACAGTTGTTAACCGCCAAACAGTGCCAAATAACGCTGGCGTTTTAAGAACGCCTTGTGCATCTTTGACCTTTAGCATTGCAATTTGTGTCTTCCATCTTCGAGACACGGATAGTTGGGTTGATTTCATATCAACAATTACGGGCTGATATAGTCCATCCGAACCTATAAGCATACAGTAGTGTTGATCACTCTTCACTAACTCATTGCCGTTAGGTAGGATTTCCTTACCACCTGTTCTTGTCGCCCTGGCGATATTTGGATCGTCAGCAGATAACTCGCCAACGAAACCACCACCGCCCTGATCACGAGGTATAAACTCCAAGTACTTTGTTTGTTGTAAACACGGTACAACCTCGAAGCCTTCCTCGCCGTTCCAGTAATCCCCAGTTACTGTATTAAACGCATCACCTTGAGACGCTCCCTTTATAAAAGCAGAGTCATTCTTCTTAATCTGTGGTGACAGAGCCTGTATTACGCGAACGAATGGTATCTGTAATTCAGAGGTATCATAATCAACCCCTTCTCCAGATAACAAGTCGCTCATCAAACTTGCAGGTAAAGTTTCTTTCTTCGTAGTAAGTTCCGACATTATGATTTCCTCCTTACATCAGCAGTTCGAGCCACAAAAGCACCGAACAAGTCGAGATCTATTGGTTCGCCATTCTCCACTCTCTCGCGGACAAAAGCTTTTAAAGTCATTGCATGAATGTGCGTCTTTGATTCTGGATGAAAACCTTTGTTCTCAAGATCAACCATTAATGATCCTGCAACATTGTCCTCCCCTCGACCAAAAGACAGAACGACATCGTTCTTTATAATGTCGTCCAGACCGTTTTCACGAAGCCAATTAAATGCTTCCTCGCGCCGATCCTTGGGTATGCTTGCAGAAACAAATGGCTTTAACGTCACCGTTGCTCCCTCCACATCTACGCGCTCGATGCCCATTTCATCCATAACTTGTGGAATCATATCAATGGATAGTCGTTGCTTTTCCGCCTTGAGCTGTTTCAATGCCTCTTCAGTCTTTAAAATATCTGAAGCTACATCGTTGAGCTTTGTTACCAAGTTGGATAATTGTTTCCCGGTTTGCGTATCGACTTTATCTAGTGTCGAGGCTTCCGCGAACATTGTTTCTTCAAAAATATCTGTCTTCATGACAAGTACATCCTCTTCAGGTTTAAGTTGACGGCATCTTATGAATACCGTATGGTGACTCTATCGGAGGATATAGATGAAAGTCAACAACAAATTTAAAACTAAACCATATCGACACCAAGAAGAGGCATATCAAAAGAGCGAAAACGAGACAGCATTTGCCTATCTGATGGAAATGGGTACTGGTAAGTCAAAATCCCTGTTAGATGACATTGCAAGACTTTACTCCGAAAAGCAAATAGATTTTGCAATTATTATAGCTCCCAAAGGCGTGTATCGTAATTGGCTTGAACTAGAGATCCCCGCGCACTTCTGGGACGATCTACCTGTTAGTGTGTCCAGTTGGCAGTCACCAATGACCAAAGGACGCAAACAAGAGATTAAAGAAATGTGTGCCGCCACAAATAAGATGAAAGTGTTTGTTATGAACGTTGAAGCTTTTTCCTCGATCCGTGGACGCGAGGCGGGTGAATGGTTCGGGAGAAAGTTCGGGGCTAATGGTTTAATAGCAGTTGATGAATCAACCACGATCAAAAATCATAAGGCCAAACGAACCAAGGCTCTGATTAAATTATCAAAGAGTTTTAGGTATAAAAGAATATTAACTGGATCCCCGGTTACAAACTCACCGCTTGATCTCTTTGCACAATGCGAGTTCTTAGGTGCACAGATGCTAGGGTTTAGTTCGTTCTATGCTTTCCAAGCTCGGTACGCTATACTCAAAAATGTAAAGATGGGCACTAAGTCCTTCAATCAAATAGTCGGGTTTAGGCACATCGAGGAGTTAACCAAGAAACTTGAAGCATTTAGTTTTCGGGTTCTAAAGGATCAATGTCTTGATTTGCCAGAAAAAATATACACCGCCAGGTATGTTTCCATGACAAAAGAACAACTCGATATGTACACACGCATACAGAAACAAGCACTTCTGCTCTTGGACAACGGCGATTTAGTCACAACACCTGCGGTCATTACGCAAATGCTTCGGCTGCAACAGATACTTTCGGGGCACTTAAAAACAGATGATGGAGAGATTATCTCCTTCCCGACCCAACGCTTGGACGCACTGCTTGATATATGTCATGAGAGTTCGGGGAAAATAATTATCTGGTCTAGGTTTAGATACGATATTATCTCTATCACAGAAACATTAAAGAAAGTTTTCGGGGAAAGATCTACAGCATCTTTTTTCGGGGATACATCAGAGGACGAAAGACAAAGAATTATCCGGGAGTTTCAATCAGAAAGTTCGGGGCTTAGATTTTTTGTAGGGAACCCTGCAACCGCAGGTCGTGGCCTAACGCTGACAAGGGCCAGCACAGTCGTTTATTATACAAACGATTTTAATCTTGAAACCCGTGCTCAATCAGAAGATCGTGCACATAGAATTAGTCAGCATAACCCTGTCACCTATATAGATTTAGTTTGCGAGGGCACAATCGACGAGAAGATCGTAAAAGCTCTAACAGGTAAAATAAAAATGAGTGCAAATGTATTAGGAGAGAATGTAAGAAAATGGCTGAAGTTAGACCCCAAATCAAAAGCAGCGTAGACGTTATCGTCGAATATAAAAAAGGAAACATGGGAAAGGATCAAGCGATTCAAAGATTTGCCGCCCTGACAGGTTTGTCATGGGAGTTGGCTACCTCGTTCATCGAACCCCTGTCAAAAAGAAATGTTGTCAAGTTTCCCGGTAAGACAGAAAAATGAGTCTTTGTTCAGATTGCAGACAAGAGTTTGCTATTTCGAACAAAAAGAGATGTGCTCGATGTAATGAAAAATATATTTGCATGGCACAATGGAGACAGAGGGGCGTTCCTCAAGGAAAAATTAGTGCCCACCTTACTCCCGAAGTAGTGGAATGGCTTTGCGAACAGGCAGGTAAAAGCCAAGTAGACATGGCAACGATTGTTAGTGCCATAGTAGTAGATGCCTATTATGATGAGGTAGAAGATGGAAAATACAATTCAAAAAAGAATTGATCGTCTCCAGGATTTAATAAAAATTGAAAAAGAACT